CAGTCCCAGCGCGGCGCCGCCGATGCCAAAGCCCAGCGCAGTCCCCGCGAGTCCCTTGCTTGCGTATTCCATAAAAAATACCTCCGGTAAAAATAAGTAAGCTGGCCAGCTCCTATCCTCAGTCTACCGGCTCCGCGCTTTTTCTGGGGGACATTTATGGGGCATTTGTGTACCAATTTTTTTATATTTTTTTGCATTTTCCTCTTGACTTTTACGCCCGTTGGGCGTATAATAAAGCCATAAGATAAAGCAAGGCGAAAGCCGGGAGGTACATAAACATGGAAACCAAGATCATCAACAACCGTTACGAACTCATCGCTTGCACTGCCGTTGCCACCGAGGCTGGCGACACGGAAGAACAGTCCGCGATCCTCTGCCGCGATATGGACGCCTGCCTGGGCGACGCATTTTGCGTGTACTTTGGCTACACGCTGGACGAGCTGGCGGACAGCATCGAAGACGCTGACTATCCCGATTTCAGCGACGATACGCTCGCCACCGTCCGCATCGACGGTCAGCCCATCAGCGCGTACTGCTTCTGATCGTTAGAAGCAGAGAATCCGCTTCGGTGTTCCAGCACCGAAGCGGAAACAAAACAAAATACGACAAAAAATGGGGGATGGCACATGTTTAATATCGTTTCCGCGTGGGGAGAGCAGACAAATCCCCACTATAACCCGGACACTGCAAATAATGGCGGAGGTTACTGGCAGTTTTCCGGCGGTGTCGTGGTCGACCTTAACGGCCAGCTTGTCACCGTCGAGGTCGATGACACGTCCTGCGGCGATTTTGGCAGCCGCGTGTATTTTTCCGTGACTGCTGATGGCTTCTGCTGGAATTTTTCAGACGGCACAATGGACGGTGCGTCCGTTGACACCTCGGAGGATGTCTTGGGCGTTCTGCGGTCCATCTCCGGCGTTCTGGGCGTGGACGCCGAAGCGCTGATTTCTGCCGCGTTGGATGCGGCGAACATCTGCGCGTGGGAGGTATGCTATGCCGGCTGACGTCCAGCGCCGTGCTCACGGTTGAAAAAATATAAGGAGGTACCACCATGAAACTCACACCCGCAATCCGCGCTGCTCTTTACGCCGAAACAGGCGCATACACCGACCGCGACGCCTATGTCTCCGATATGGCACTGTCCAGCGTCTGGGGCGATGCCGAAGACGAAGAGATTCCGGCGGAGCGGCTGGCGCTGCTCGGCGGGATCTGGGACGGCACGCACTGCACGATCCCGGAGCTAATCGAGAAATACGGACTGACGCAGACCGGCTTTGCGCAGTATTTCAACGTTCCTCTGCGTACCGTGCAGCATTGGTGCCTCGGCGACCGCGCCTGCCCGCCGTATGTGGCCACAATGGCAG